GTGTCCTGCTATAATATTAGTTTCGCAGGACACAGTGGGGCACTTTCAAGTCAGGTGACTCATGCTTTTCGTTAACAGCAAATATGTGCTTCTCACCTATGCACAATGTGGAGACCTCGACGAATGGGCTGTTTCAGATCATTTGTCAGCTCTCGGAGCTGAATGTATCGTCGCCAGGGAGGTTCACCCAAAGACTGGAGGAGTTCATTTACATGTGTTTGTTGATTTCGGCCGGAAGTTTCGTTCTCGATCAGCAAGTGTTTTCGATGTGGAAGGTCGGCACCCAAACGTTAGCCCTTCAAGAGGAACTCCGGAAAAAGGCTACGATTACGCAATCAAAGATGGAGAGGTTGTCGCTGGAGGTCTCGAACGTCCAAGACCGCGCGGAGGTATGCATATCGGAGCTGATAATGTCACGAATCTCGCGCACCTCTGCGAAGACGCGACAGAATTTCTTGAACTATGCGACGAAGTGGGTCGAGGTGACCTCATCAAGAATTTCAACAACAAGATCGCCTATGCCAGGTGGCGATACAAGTCTAACCTTCCCGAGTATGATGCACCCCAAGGAGTTGGAAGATTTTGCGAACTTGATTCAGGAAGAGAGGAATGGTTGGAACAGTCTGGAATACGATCTCCAGACCCATTATTAGGTAAGTGTTCCAATGGGCGGAGCGGTCCAAGTCATAGTGCAGCTGCGCGCGCTTAGGTTAGTGTGGGGGCCGCCAGCCTGCGCAAGCTCGGCCTGTCCTGGCGGCTAACTTATTTAGGTAGAGTTAAATCACTGGTGTTATTTGGAAAGCCTCTCACTGGAAAAACAAGCTGGGCCAGATCCCTGGGCAAGCATGTATTCTTTGGAGAGTTGTTCAGTGGAGCAATGGCTGAGATGATTACGCCCGACGTCAAGTATGCTGTCTTTGACGATATAAGGGGCGGTATTACTTTTTTTCATGGATGGAAAGGATGGTTGGGTTGTCAAAGAGAGTTTAACAACAAAGCGCTGTACAAGGATCCCGCACCCATTAAGTGGGGTAGACCCTCTATTTGGTGCTCCAATAAGGATCCACGGGAGGAAATGTGTTATTATATCATGGGTGAGCGTCACTTTCACAAGGGATATGGTCAAGAAGATATTGATTGGCTGGAAGCAAACTGTATTTTTGTGGAGATTAACTCCCCTATCTTTCATGCCAATACAGAGTAGCTTCTGGTTCAAATTTGAACTTTGAAGTTGTGCCACCAATGAAATTGCTAAACAAATCTATAATGAAAACATCTCCCATTCCCTTTCCTGGTGCACTCCAAAATTGCGAGTCCTGATATTCTCCATTTTCATCTTCTTCGTATCTGAACGTTTTATTGAACGTGTGTTTACGACGTGTCATCTTGTAGGTTCCACTATCGTTGCCTGACCGAATGACTGTTGTCTTGTCGTAATGTTTGGTGATGTTAAGTGTATCGATGGGGGCAGTGATTGGGTCGGTCCAATCTTTACTCTGCTTACCCCTGAACAGCTGATCGAATATTTGGTTTTGTGTCGTGAGATTGCCGCCTGTTACATCCCACTGTTGGACTAGTCTACCCACACCATTGGATGTTTCAATATAAGGTGCGGCATTTTTCCCAGTGGTGGCTTCAGCCGGACTAAGAGTCCGAAAGATAGTATCCTTAGTGGATACCACAATACGCCTCCAAATCCAAGGAGTGGAGTCACTAGTACTCATTCTGATTCTTTCGGTGAGGAGGCGCAGGTAGATCGACGATGAGGTGCGTGATGACTCAAGTGAAACTGGGTTAGCGTTACCAGTGGAGCTTGTTAGGTCACGAGCGGTTGGTGACCAGAGCAACATATTTGTTTTTCCTCCTGTCATGACTATGCCCACACCTGGGCGAGCGTCATTTGTTGGTACACCTGCATCCGTGTTGTAGGAGACTGGTTGCATAGTATCACGCTTCTTTCGGGTGGTGATGTCCAGAACCCTTTTCCTTGTCATCCTGGGGCGGTATGTTCTCCTTGTTCTCGTTGATTTCCGGATAGTTTTCTTTGAACCATACCTTGGCTTTCTGACGTATCGCGTACGACGATTCTTGAAGCGTGGCATCTTGGCGGGAAAGGGTTGGGGTGGGATAACAATCTCGGCTATGAGGAATACCGAAATTAAGGTGGAGACCTGAGCAAGTATGTGGAGATCCGGACATCTTTGAAGGTCCGAAGTGCAAGGGGACTGAGGTATATATACCCGTGTCCTGTGCCCCGTGTCCTGCTATAATATTAGTTTCGCAGGACACAGTGGGGCACTTTCAAGTCAGGTGACTCATGCTTTTCGTTAACAGCAAATATGTGCTTCTCACCTATGCACAATGTGGAGACCTCGACGAATGG